TCTGCTACACCACCTGAATTTAATAAATCATCGTAGTGCCAAGCAACACAGCTAGAAAGTGAAACTACCGATAGGCAAAGTAATAATAGTTTCATTTCCGTCAGCATCCGTTATCTTTAATGTTATGTAATCATCATCAACACTATATTCAATGGTGTTGCCTTCTAATTCTATGGAGCCACTTTCACTTTTAGTTTCACCAAACAAGTTCTCAACTAATTGTCTTGAGAGCTGTGCATAGATTCTTGACTCTAAGTTTCTTATAAATCTTGCAAGTGTAGTATTCTCTGCATCCCTTTCTAATTCTTCTTGGTAAGCTTTTATCTCTGCTTTAATTGCTGCCTTTCTGTTGAACTCTTGATTCTCTATAGTTAGATAATGACTGGATGTATTGATACCGTTAAACGATGGGCTTTTAAACTTATGCGTAATCTCATCTGCATTGATAAACATAGTAAAGATAATACTGAATATCAATATTAAACTACAGATTACTAAGTTCCAATCAGTCTTTTCGTTGGTCATCTCTTTCGGCTTTTGCAAGTTTGTCAAGGTCTATTAAGTTTGGTACACCTAATAAAGTTTTTAATAATACATCCTGTCTAATACTTTGATTGTCCAAAGCTCTAACTCTATCAATCAAACTAACAATGATACCGTACTGACTGTCTAACTTAGTGGATACTCTTTCTTCCATAGTATCTAATGCAGTCTGAACCTTTTCGTCTAAGGTTTCAAGTTTGGTTTCCATACCATCGATGATACGATTGATTAGCTTCCAAATAAAAAGCCCTAAACCTAGAGCTGCTGCAATGGGAAAGCCTACTTCATTAATAAGGCTTACGAACTCGTTCATCTATCCGGTGTGTTAGAAGCTCCAAAGTAAAAACTAATCACCGCTGAAGCTAACCCACCAAGGTAACCAAGTACAAGGTTGATAAGGGCTTCAGAGTTTTGCTCTGGTGGCTGAATGGTTACTAAGAATATATAACCCAAGAATCCACCAAGGGTAGCGATACCCATGATACGTGCTGTCCAGTCTTTACTAAACTTACCACGTGCATCTTGTTTATCTTGAACTTCTAACTTGAACACATCGATTTCAAGCTCTTTCATTTGTAGTTCAAAGTTTTGTTCAGCTTTCTTAAGCTCTAGCATTTGTTCAGGTGTAGCTTCTTGTACAGCCTTTTCAATTGCTTTAGGTGTATTAGGCACACCCAACACTTCAGAGATAACGTTAGCTGCCATACCACCCATAGGACCGCCTAAAGCGGTACCAAGTGTTGGAGCTACAGCACCTACTACTTGTTTTAAAATATTTCCAAATTTCATTTCAACTCCTCTGTTGTTATGGTACCTTCCAATAAATCATTGACAGCCTCTAATAAAAAATCAGGAGCATCATCTACTAATGGATTGTCTTCATTATAAGCTAACATAAATGCTTCTACTAATGTTTCATATACCGGTCTAAACTCTTCACGCTTTATCCAAGCTAGTCCAGACTTTGTACGGGCTTTACAATCTATCCGATATGCCACGTCCATTTGTTTTTCTGTGTAGAGTAACATTAGATTTGTTCACGAACCAAAGCTTGTAACTCTTTGCTACGTCTACCTACTTGATGAAACCATTTGCTATCTTCCATTTGCCTAGCCATTTCTTCCCAGTCATGGTGTTGACAAGCTTCTATCATCTTACGAAACTTTGAAAGTCTTGAACCACCTAAATTAAAACACATATTCACTATGACTCTTTGTATAGGCTCTGGTAAGTTGTGGAACACATGGTCACCACCGATAACGTGGATAGCTTCCATGTAATGCTTGTCAAAGTCTTCTTCGTAATACATGTCAACAACTTCTTGAGTTACAGGTGTACCTATTTCCCATCCGTATTCGGGGTCACTAGGTTGACATAGATGTCCAACACCAAGAGTTTTATAGCCAAGACTATCTTCATAGATTGCTAAGACTTCACCTTCGTGTCTTTTTATTTCAGCTTTGCAGAGTTCCCTGTTCATTTACTTTCCTCTTTATCTTTTAAGTATTGTTCAAAGTTTTCTTGTAATGCTGGTAAACTTTCAAAAATTTCTTTTGTTACTCTATCTTTATAATCATCTTTTATATTATAATTAGAAACTCTAAATTTAATTTGTTCTTTTAATTCTTCAGAATCTATTCTTTTATTAGCAAGAGTATAATCATAAGAGTGAGCTAAACCTTCATTAATTATATGTTTTAATTGCTTACCTCTAGCACCAGTTAGTTTAGGAGCTATTTTTTTTAAGTTTTTATCATTATAAAAATTGTCTAACCATCCACTTCTTTCAGCTGCTCGATGTACAATTTCATGTATTTGTGTTCTTTCAGGAGTATGTGAAGGAAGGATTGCTGATATATCTTTGTATTGTATTACATCTGTTTGTGGGTCATAAGTTCCTTTTAGATGTGCGTTTATTAAAAAATCCTTTTCTTTCATCCCTAGCTCTTTTGAAGATAATATTTTACCACTACCTTCAGCTGGAAAAGGCTGCATACCATACTTATCAATTAATTCATTACCCGTAGTTTTAATAAATCTAGGGTCAGAGTAACCTTCACCACTCATTGCACTCATTTGAGCTTCTTTAGATACTAAACGATTTTTACTTATATAATCTTCTAAAGTACTTAATTTTTTAAAATACTCTTCAGTACGACCACCCTCATTAAAACCCAACCTACTCATCTGCTCTTGGTAAGGTTGTCCAGTAAATGGGTCAACTCTATCGGCAGGGTTTTCTTTTGTGAACGGTACGTCTGGTCCAGTTACTATACCACCTGTAGCATATCCAAGCATTGAATTTTGTGGCTCTTCTTCCAAAATATTTTCTACTCTAGGAACAACTTCTTCTAATATAGGAACTACATCAGCAGCTTCTCTTATAGTTGTACCTAAACCTTCAATAAATGCTTCCATCAAAGTTTCATCATTCTCTGGAACAAAATCTGGCTTGGTAACTATTTCTGCCATATCTTCCAAGTAACCTAAAACAGGTGCCATTTGCTCCATAACACTAGAGCCATAATCTGAATATTTAAATATGCCTCTAGCTTTATCAATACTATAAGTATTTAATCCAGCATAAGATAAAGCCTCTCCTATTTTTTGAAAAAGTGTTTCATCGTTTACACCTTCTTTATATTTTTCATTAGGTGATAAAGCTACTTGAGCCTCTCTAACACTTGCAAAAACTGGTATCGCTGCTGCTATTCTTAAAAATAATGCAGCATCTCCTTGCTCAACTCTTGCAATTAACGCATTAGTCTGTGATGTTTTAGCTTGTGCCCATGACATAAAACTTCCTAAAAATTTTATATACGGATCTTTTGATTGAGTAAATAATCTTCTATTACCTACCAACGGAATAATTGCATCTCTATTGGCTGACATAATCCCTGCTTTCTTTAAATAGGATCTTGCCATATTATCTTGTAAAGCATCCTCTATGGTTTTAAATTGACTAATATATAAAAAGTTTTCTCTTGATAAACCAAGCGTATCCATTTCTTTCAATAATGCTTGTTCAGATTTTAAAAATTGTTTAGTCTTACCACGCCCTACTAAGTTTGCAACATCCATAGCTCGGTAAACACCTGCATCGTATGCAAAGTTTCTAGCAATTCTTGTAACTCTACCAAGCTGTACTGCTTCAAAAAATCTTCTAGTAAAGTCAGTCATTCTTCTTTGATATTGTCGCATACCAAGTGTATCGCCTATTAATAGTACATCTGATAATTCTCTTGATAAAATATTATCGTGAATATTATTTCCTAAAAACCTATCAACATAAGTAGCATCTCTACCTTTAACTTGTTTTGTTCTTTGATTTAATGCAAGTCCTTCTTTTGAAAGTGGAATAATCTTTCCTTGTCTTGCCTGTATTTGTGCTATGGCTGCTTTAGCACCCGCCTTATAACCACTGTTTGAAAGTGTTTGTAACCAATCACCCATACTTGGTAAAGCTACAAATGTTAATCTTGTTGTTGCTAATCCAGTTTGTAAAAATGTTGCAAAGGCTCTAGCTGCATCGCCTGTTGGCATTCTTTCAATGTGGTACACACCAAAAAAAGCTTCCAAAGAATCTTTAATTTTTTTCTTTTCCGCAGTTGCTGCTGCTTTGACACCCGGAACATTATTAAATAAATCTTCTACTGTTTTATATTGATCATCTTGATTTCTTATGGTACGATTTACTGTTCTCAAATATCTTTTATTTATATCTGTAAATATTTGTTTAATATATTCTCCCCTAGCACCAAATTGTTTTGCAAATTCTGCAATATGTACGCTATTTTTTAGCAATGTTTGAGTGGTAAGTAATGGATTGCTTTCAAACAAATCTGCTACTGAAGCCCTAGCTTCTTGATCAAATAAAGTTCTATCTTTATCAAAATGTTTCGCAGCTTGTAAAATAAAATCTTCATCTCGTGGAACAAAGTCTTTATATTTTTCTCCAGCACTATTATTAGTTTTAAATAATATATCTTCATTGTCTGAAAAAATCGAATTGGTTCTAACTCTTGATCCAGTTGCTAAATATCCTTCTGCTAATTTTCCAGCATCTTTATTTAATGTTGGGTATGTTTGTCTAATAAAATCTTTATCTTTTAACTGAGCCTTAGTAAGTGTTTTTTTAATATTATCGTTTTGTAAAGTAAATGCTTCTTTTAATCTTTTAATAGTAGTTTTATAATTTGCAATATTAGAAGCTTCTGATGTTAAAATTTGAGTTAATCCATAAACGTCTTGCTCAATAAAATCTATTCCTCTAGCTTTTATATAGTTTTTAAAGTCTTCATTATACTTATCTATTTCTAAAGATAGTTTTTCTGCTTCGTTATAACGTGGATGTAATCTATCTTGTGATGTTAAGAATGAATGCTTTTCAGAAACCAATCCCCTATTATTACTTATTTTACCAGCTAATATTAAAATATCATCGTCGTATTTACTGAACATATCCGCTGCTCTGTTATTCCAATATGCTAATTGATTCATTGCCTCAACTTCTACTGGATTAACTGGGGATGTTTTACCCAATGCTATACCACCACCAAATGGTTGATACATTCGTGTACCAAATTTAACAGCTACTTCATCAGACCAACCCATTAAATCTTGAATATGAGAACCGGCTGTAAAACTTTTTAATTTGTTGTACCAAGATCTTCTAAATCCTGCAATAAATTCTTCGTTAGCTGCATTTTTAGCTTTAACAGGAATTAATTCAAAAGGTTTACTTTGAAAAGTTTTTTGAACTTTACCAAGTGTAGCACCCATAAGTGCAAAGGTAATCATTTGTCCATTACCTTCATCTTCTTCTGTAAAACTTGCACCAATACCACCACCAATTAATCCACCAAACAATGGTCTGGTCAATTCTTGGGTTAAAGCTCTAGCAAGTCCTTCATTTAATACACCACCTTTTTGTGCATTGATCATGCTTTTTTCATAGACATCTAAAAAATTATCTGGTATTTCTTTAGTATAAATATTTTCAAGCTGTGTATTTAATTTATAAATATCATCATTTAATTTAGTTCTTTCAGCTTTTAACTTTTTAACTTCTAACGGATTATTAAATAATTTAGAATATGTTTTGTAATCCATATCCCACATTAAATCTGTTTCTAAAGATTTACGTTTTAATCTAGAAGTTTGATTATTTATTTTTTTAATTTCATCACGTATTTCTAATTTACGTTCTTCAATTTTTCTAATTTGTAAATTTACAAAACCTACATTATTAACAGACTCTTGGGTTTCTAAAAGTGTTTGCTTACCCACTTGCTCTAGTGCTACAGGATTACTAATTTCAATATCTGAAATTTTTGTAGGGGCTGGAATATTTACTTCTTTATCAATTTTAGAACCAACACTATTATGTGTCGGAACTTTTTCTCTAATTACTTTATTATAAAGAGATATCCCAGCTTCGCCAATAATACCTCCAGCGATACCAGCCCCTGCTCCTAAAGCAACTACTTCAGGTCTTACTTCACCATACAGTGCTTCATCACGTATAGCTAAATCAGCAGCACCAAACGCACCTGCTGCTCCTATACTAGCAACTTTACCAGCTTTTGCAATCTTTACCCAAG